CAAGCGTGTATTTAAAATAGTAGAGGACGAGATTCATGAAGAGAGAAGAAAAAGACAAAGCTCTTTAAGTGATAAACCTTATGTCCCTGTACCAATTATGTCTAGACACGATAACGTTATTAGGGTAGACTTTAGATCAATGAAGGATAAATTAAATGGGAGTGCATGATATGGCAAAATGGAATGTGAATTGTAATGATAAAGATATGGTAAATAGTCCACCACATTATAATAAGTATGGTGTTGAGTGTATTGAAGCTATTCAGTCAGCTACAGGAGAGGGATACGAATATTATTTGCAGGGTAATATTATTAAGTATCTTTGGAGATACCGATACAAGAATGGTGTGCAGGATCTTGAGAAAGCACAGTGGTATCTCAATAAGTTAATTGAAGTAAAAAAAGGTAATAAAGACTCAACTAATATTGAGATAGATTGGGAAGACTTGGAAGATGGTGGTTAAAGTATATCTCACTCTTGATCTAGACAAAGAGGATTACCCTGTACCTGCTGATGGAGATGTAACTAAAGAACTGCAACAAGCAATAGAAGAGTATATCTACGATATTGATGGGCTAAAAGTAAAACATATTAGAATAACATTGGAGGAGTAACATGAACGATTATCAAAAATTTATTGCAGTATCTAGATATGCTAGATGGATTGACGAAGAGAATAGAAGAGAAACATGGGAAGAAACTGTGCAAAGGTATGTGGATTATATTACTGAAAAAGTAAAAGGACACTTACCTAAACCACAGATTATTGATGCTATAACTAAGTTAGAAGTCATGCCCTCTATGAGAGCCTTGATGACTGCAGGTTCTGCACTTGAGAGAGACAACACAGCAGGATATAACTGTAGCTATCTACCTGTTGATGACCCAAAAGCTTTTGATGAAGCTATGTACATATTACTATGTGGCACAGGTGTAGGCTTCTCTGTTGAAAGACAATACGTATCACAATTACCTGAAATACCACAGAGTTTAGATCATGTGGATACTTGTATACAGGTACAAGATAGCAAAGAAGGTTGGGCAAAAGCATTACGTAAGCTCATAGGACACCTATATATGGGGGAAGTTCCTGTATGGGATATGTCAAAGGTAAGACCTGCAGGTGCTAGACTCAAAGTATTTGGTGGTAGAGCTAGTGGACCTGCTCCTCTTATTGATTTGTTTAACTTTACTGTTGCTCTGTTCCGACAGAATGTGGGTAAAAAACTGTCTAGCTATGACTGTCATAATTTAATGTGTAAGGTTGGAGAAGTTGTTGTGTCTGGTGGTGTACGTAGATCAGCTATGATTAGTTTGTCTAACCTCTCAGACCAACGGATGAGACATGCCAAGTCAGGCAAGTGGTGGGAGACAGCACCACAGATGGCACTGTCAAATAATTCTGTTGTCTACACTGACAAGCCTGATGGAGAAACATTCTTACGTGAGTGGACATCTCTTGTAGAATCTAAGTCAGGTGAACGTGGCATATTTAATAGAATATCTGCAAAGGAACAAGCAAAGAAGTTTGGCAGAAGAGATGCCGATCATGACTTTGGTTGTAATCCTTGCAGTGAGATCATACTTAGACCCTATCAGTTCTGCAACCTTACAGAGGTTGTGATACGAGAGAAAGATAAGTTTGAAGATTTGAAGAGGAAGGTCATGCTTGCTACAATACTTGGCACAGCACAGGCTACACTCACTAAGTTTCCATACTTGAGAAAGATATGGCAGAAGAATACTGAAGAGGAAAGACTCTTAGGAGTTAGCCTTACAGGTATTATGGATAATGAATTAACTAATGGGAGAAAACATGGGCTTGAAAAAACCCTCACAGCACTCAGGGAAATTGCAGTTGAAACAAATAAAGAGTGGTCAGCAATATTTAGAATACCCCAAAGCACTGCTATCACATGCGTCAAACCAAGTGGGACAGTATCGCAACTTGTTGACTCAAGCAGTGGTATCCACCCTCGTCATAGCAGTTATTATATTCGCACTGTTAGGGGCGATAATAAAGATCCTCTTACTAACTTCATGAAGGACAGTGGCATACCAAGTGAAGCTGACTTTATGAAGCCTGATACACAAACTGTATTTAGCTTCCCTATGAAGTCACCTAAGAAGTCTGTATTAAGAAACGACATGACAGCCATCGAACAGCTAGAAATGTGGCTTCTCTATCAGAGACATTGGTGTGAGCATAAGCCTTCTGTCACCGTGTCAGTGCGTGATGATGAATGGATGGAAGTGGGTGCGTTTGTATTCAAACACTTTGATGAGATGTCAGGTGTTTCTTTCTTACCACACTCCGATCATACTTATCAGCAAGCACCATATCAGGATTGTACAGAAGCTGTATACAATGATTTTAGCAGTAAGTTCACTCATATTGATTGGGATAAATTTATGGATTATGAAAAAGAGGATAACACTAATTCTTCTCAGACCTTTGCCTGTTCTGGTGACAGTTGTGAGATAGTGGACATAGGAGCTTAATATGAGACACTTATCTAGAAAAGAGAGAGGTTTGGGTAAACATGATGCACCACTGAAGATACAGTGGATGAAAGGTTACGATGCATTTGTTTACGGAAAGATTCGCAACCCCTACAGTTCCGACACTATGTTACATAGAGAGTGGGAACGTGGCTTTAACACAGCCTATTATGATAATATACATAGAGGTAGAGATGGAATTAGAAAAAGAAGCAAAAGCTTTCATGGACAGAAAAGAAATCAACAAAGACCTTGATACTATTAAGGTTCTTACGCAGATTTGTAATGAGCTAAAGAAGTTACTAGCTCAAGTGCATGATCATATGGAGAAGATGAAGAAGCGTTACTGAAGATCTTTACCTATTCTTGTCAGATTTACTAGGTCTTGTTGTTTTTCTTTCTGTAGCACCTGATCCTTTTGCTCGTCTGTAAAGGAATCATAGTCCCTATACCTAGATCTAAAATAGTCTTCAGTAAAAGCCATTGGAAATCTTTTAAAGAGCCTCTTAAACTGATAGTATGCCTGTGTCTTTATCTTTGTAGGCAATCTTCTGTAGTCTTTTTCTGCAGTAAGGGTCAATGCTTTTCGTGTGTCACCAAGAACAGATAAGTTTGCAGGATCTCCTCTTAGCTTTTCTACTGCTTCCATTACCTTATCTTTTATTCGCATGTTCACATATTTCTTTTTACTAATACCCCCAAAGAATCCAGATGATAATGTATCTCTTTGACTTTCATACTCTTGTCCTGCAGTAGTAGCGTATGCTTCTGCTACTTCCAATACCTTATCTAAGTTTTCTCTTATAATTTTGTTCTCATAATTTTTTATTGTAGGTATCTTTGATTTACTTTGTAGATCCCACTTGGTTAGACCCAAAGACATAAGCCTTTTACCTACATCACTATCTTCACTGTACATATTTATACCAGTAAGAACTTTATATAAAGATCCTTTACGTTCTTTTGTTTCTTGAAATATATCTTCTTTTACAGGCAACTCCTCTTCATTCACTAATATACCTGTTGGGTCTAGTCTTCTAAAAGGTTTTGTAAATGCTTCTGAAATAGTGCTACCTATATTTAAAACTTCAGGATCTTTAGAAGTTTCTTTATAAACTGTACCTCTAGCTTCCAATGCTCTCTGTGCATCTATAACTTGATTCATTGGCACTGCCCAAGATGCAAGGTATTCTGATACAGCAGACACACCTGCATCAGTAAGTCTTTCTCCCTGTGTTATATCTGCCTGTGTAAGCAGTTTTGCAAAATCATCTACAAAATTACCTGCTACACCAGTTCTAAAATTAGAACCTGCAAATGTTTCAAGAGCTTCTCTTAGAGGGAATGTTTCAAAGAAAGCTTCTTTTGCTGCGGCTCCCTCACTTACATCATATGTAGCTCTCCAAAACTCTCTGCCTATCTTGCCCAAGAACATAAACTGCCGTAATGGAAACAGAGGAGTAGTATCTATCATAGTGCCATCATCTAGCTTCAATAGTTTATAGTCCTCTCCCTCTTCTTTCTGAGTCTGCAAATAGGTTGCTGCCATTATAGCAGAGCCACCTGTTAAGTTACGAGATATCATTCTGTAATCACGTTGAGTAAGACCACCCTTTCGTCCACCTAAAGATTCAGGTATCATTCTTCTTAATGGAACTATCAAAGCACCTGCAGAGTTCTCAGCCATAAGTTCCATACTCTTGAACATAAATCGTGGGAAAGGAATAACTACAGTAAGATTATTATTTACAATAAAAGATGCTATGGATTTATTTAGTGGTACTTCTGGTGCAGAGGAGTAAGTTATATCTAAAGCTCTCTCTGTTGCTTCAGCAAATAATTCTATAGCTGACACCCCACCGTCCTTTTGATCTAATGTTTTATTTAGATCTCTGGAGTCACGCAACAGATCTTTTAATCTACCGTTCTCCAACTCCTCAATTAAATCTACACCCATCTTCTGTCTAAACAGTCTTCGGGCTTCTCCTAAGAATGTTGCTCTTCTTAACAAGAAGTCTTGCCATCTGTTAGGTGCATTCAAGGCTAGTGTAAAGTCTTCCATCTTGGATAGAACTTTGTCTGTAGCAGTGCCTGACCCCCTACCTGTTGATACCTGTATCTCGTTAATTGTTCTAAACATTTGATCGTTAAACTTTTGTAACTCAGGTTGATTTAATATTATATCAGTAAATCCTTTTGCAAGCTCTCTGTCAGAGTATATGTACCGTAGGTTAGCAAAGCTGTCTTGCCATGTTGTTCTTTGAAAGACCCTATTATTTGCAAAGAACTTGCCTTGTGCAATATCTTGTAGTCCGACTTCTATTATATTATTTAAAGACTCAATAGGGGATCTTATTAGCCCTGACTCTAGGTTTCTTGCAGCAGTTGCTATCTGTGATACAAGAAGACCTCGTCTTATATTTTCTATTCGTCTAAAGTATGTGCCAAACCAACCCTGTCTCTTTATCATATTATCTTGTCGTTGTTTTTGTGTCTTTGGCTTTAGTCTTTTTGATAATTGAGAATATTTGTTTAGAGTTTTACCTGCTTCTGACGCAGATCCTAAATGTGCTGTTACAAAATCTTCAAAGGACATACCTGCCTTGTCTAAAGCTTGCCACAAGGGATGATCTTTTGCTATGGTCAATTCATCCATTGTAGATAAACGGAATATGTTTTCCATAACGGACTGGTTCTCTTTCCATTTGTTAGGATAAGCATTCTTTAACTCAACAGCTACAGTTGTAAGAGCTTCTATATTTTCTGTATCTAAAACTCTTGTAGACAGAGCGTCTAGCTCGTCTGCTGTGATACTACCTATCTGTTTAGGATCAAGTATATAATCTATAGCACCTTCACCCATCTCGTAACCTTCTATGGTAGATCTGGCTGTTATCTGTCCTGCTAGTGAATACTTTTGTTTTTCTTCTTTAGCTGTAAGAATTTGTTTTCTTAGCCTAGTAATTTTGTCCTTGTCTATTACTAACTTATTGTTCTCCATGTTAGAGATTGTGAAGAATCCATCATCCCCTCTTTTCAAACCATTATTCTTATTTATGGATAGGTTCTCTTCAAACTCACGGACAAGATTATTATAGTAGCCTACGTTCCTGTTTACAACTTGCTCGTTGTTCATCCTTTGCATATTAGTTCTGTTTGCTGTGGCATTCTGTACCATCTCTATTCTTTCTCTAGCTTCTGACACAGTTCCATCTTTCAGCTTCCAAGTTTTTACTTCATCAACTCCTTTGTCAACATCAATACCTGATAGCTCATCCATAGCTTCATCTATTTCTTGATTAGTCTCCTCTGATACTTTACCTGTTTTTACTTTTTCATTGATAGCTTTCTCTTTTCCCTTGAAGATTTTCATCGCACTACCCATAGCCTTGTAGACTTGGCTGTCTAGTATCAAACCTGTAAACACACCTTCTATAGCACCCAATCCTCTTCTTATCCAAACCTCGTCTGTCTTATCATCCCATGCAGACTGCGTAAGATAGTCAGGTATACCAACTCCAAAAGCTTTTAACATATCTCCAAGCCCTTCATCATCTTTACCAAAGATAATATATCCTGTTAAAGCTTCTCCTGCTAATAATCCTTTGACTCCCTTTTTTAATCTAAAAGTTTTTTCTATCCCTTTTAGTCCTGTTAAAAATCTAGATGCTTCAAATGTAAAAGTTGCTGTTCCTGTTTTGTAATCTTCTTGTTCTGGAAACACTTCTTGTGATTTATCAAAAGCATTAGCTAGTGCATAAAATGTGTGACCTCTTTTAGCTTCGTCTGTATAATATTTTTTTAACTCCTCTGTTCTCCAAGGAGCTACCCACTGTGGCAACACATCTGTAAGCTCCCATTTGTTGTCGTTATCACCACCCCAAGTTACTAACCCTAGATATTTATAACTAGCCTGATCTAAATCCCCCAAGAACTCCATAATATTAGAAGCACCTTCTGTTATACCTTTAGGTATAGCAGACCATTCTCTGGGAGACACAGCAAATTTACCCATATCAGGTGGTGCATACTTAGCAACATATTTTACACCCTCAACACCTGTCTGTAGAATGCTATTATTCTTCTCTACGTCAAGCTCCACGTTAGGAACTTGATCGTTATCAGTTAAGTGTTCGTTTGTGCTATCGGGGGAAAGGTCTTTACTGAAAGTATCTTGATCTGGATTCTCAGGATTGCCAAGATCATCTATGTTTTTTCTTATAACATTATTTCTTCTTATTGGAGTGGGAGAGACTGAGGTGTTATTATTATTATTATCTTCCTCTTGAGTTTCCTCTGTCACTATATTTTTTCTAATTGTAGTTACCATTTTATTGCCCTACAAGTTTAGATACGGAATCTTTCGTGAATGGTGTACTTTTTGCATAAAAATCAAATCCATGGGGATTAAAATGATCTACCCATCGTGATTCTGGTTTACCCGTTCCTTTATTAGCAATATTCTCAGCTTTTGCTTGTTGTATTGCTTGATCTTTAGTAACTATAAATTCATTTCCAACGGCTTTTACTATGGCTACTGCACCTGTCTCGTTCCCATGAGAATAAAGGACAGCTTTTCCTATTAATGAATTTTTATTAAAGTCTTGGGGAAATGGTTGAGTATTAATAATTTTTAGTTGATTTTGTAGATTAGGGTCTAAGGCTAATAGACTTCCTGCCATT